ATACTTCCCATCACGTTTGACAATATTGTATGGTGGAAAGTTTGGTTGTTTGACTGACTCCAAATAAGCGGCAGTCTCTGGTACACTGAGTGTGTACGAATTAGCTGTGTTAAACATGACCTCTAATGAGCATCGTGGATGTCCCCTGTTCGGGCGACACTACTAATTATAACACAAGGCATGAAAAAGGGGGTTGTGAAAACCCCCTTTGATATTTCGGTTTACCCTTCTGGGGTCCGTTTTTTGCCAATATTATATTTCGTTTCTAGGATCCACTCACCTTTTTCACGGTAAGCGATGACCTTAATCTGATTTAGTGGGGCAATATCTGTGACAAGTTCTGCGTTTACCACGCCAACCAGTCCCCAATCTGCTAGCAACTGAACAATACGGTTGCGACGTTGGATGTCGTTCATGCTTAGGTTTGCTCGCTTCCCATCGAGAGCGAACAGTTCCTTAAAGTGAACAATGTAATACTTACCTTGCTTGTGTAGGATGTGGCAGGATTGATAGAGTTTCTTCTCTTTCCTACTAGCTACACCAATGCGTGTGAGTGTTTCTCTGACCTTTAGAAAATCGTCTGGTTCCGCTAGGGATACCTCAATCATCTTGTCAGGTGACCAGTTATATTCTGGTTCCTGGATCACGCTCATCTGATTCCTCCAGTGTCAAGTCTCTTTCTGATGTATGTAATTTGATCTTCAGTCAGAATAGAAAGAACTTGCTTCGCCTTTTCATTACTATAACCATAGTATTTCTTGACTAGTTCAAGGTTCTCCATCTCTTCCTTTCTAATCCAGGGAGAGAATCTTTTCTTGGATCTCAGAGTATTTAGTAAAAAATCATACTGTAACTTTTTATCAAGATGATGATTGACATTCATCTCATTCGCATACATCACAGCATCCAGATGACCAGACAAACATCTGTTAACAATATACGGAAGATATTTGGACTCAATATCCGGCATCTCGTCAATAATATTGACTTTAGATTGGTTGATACTATTCAACCAGTCCTTAAGTTCAGGCATCAATCAGTCCTTCTTTCTTCAGTCTTGCGTAGTTGTAACACCCATCAAACTTTAGTTTGATTTTAGGACTTTGCTCGTAGTTAAACAGAAGCAGTTCTTTTCTTTCTTGCTGATCTTTACTATAAGATCCAGTAGATCTCATTGTGTATGTATGATCAAACTCGCTTACTTTCCACCCTTGGAATCTTTCTTTGACCAGTTGAGACGAATTATAAGATATGAGTTGAGGACCAATAAACCGATCACAATCGGCAGCAAAACCGTCGTGACTGAATCCGTTATGCATACTCCCCTTCCTTCCATAAAGATTGCTTCGTATATCGTAGGGTGGGTCAAGATAGGTGAGGATGTTTCCGTCGTCAGTAAGGAGTTGTTCATAACTATGATTGGTAATTTTCCAATTTTTAATAATTAAGGAGTAGTAAGGAAGTTTCTCGATCCCTCGTACTGAGAAGTTGGAATCTGATGCCTGTTTGCTGAAGGATGAGGATTCAGATAGACCAGAAAAAGAGCACTTGTTAACAATGTAGAAACTGACAGCACGAACCTTAGCATCACACCTTCGGGGGTCTTGACACAAATACTCCTTAGACTCTTGGAAAAGATATTTTGCCGAACTGGGGTCAGGGTGCCTTTGTTTAAGTTGGAGGAGTTTGTCCTTAATTTCATTACCATAATCCTGTAGTTGCTGCCAGAAGGTTACCAGAGGTTCGTAGAAGTCGTTGACCCACACTTCCACCTCAGGGCGGGTTTGCGTCACGTACAGCGCCATAGAACCGCCTCCTAGGAAGGGTTCACGGTACTCTTTAAAGTCTTTGGGGAAGAATGGGGCAATCTTATTGATTGCTCTACTCTTGCCCCCCGGATACCGCAGTGGGGTTTTCAGAGAGCGACTCATAAGTCAAAAAGAAGTTAGTAGAACAACTTACACGCTCAACGTTAGCATTGAACGGGTAAACATAATGTAAGAGCCAGGCAGGGAAGATAAAAATATCACCTTCCTCAGGTGGAACAGGACCTAGTGAGATCATATTGTGTGGTGCCCACTGACCGTACTGCCATTCGATCATACCACCAGTAGGATTACGTCCTTGCTGATTGGGATGTTTCCATTCATCCTTTAGTTCTTCTGGAACAGAACCGTAGATAACACAAGAAAAATCACCACCATGGATGTGTGGAGGATTCCATTCACCCTTCCTCTGAACATTCACCCATGGTCTCTCAACACGAGCGTTCATCAGCATGTACGGTGGTGGTTGATAGGATCCAACCTTTGTACATTGATCAAGATAGTCGTCCAAATGAGCACGAAGTTCATCATAGAATTCGCCACTAAACGATGAACTTACTTCTCGTTCAATGTTACCTGCAAGAATTTTGGGAATATATTCCTCACTGTTGTTGGCACATGCCATAATCTCTAGACGAGACTCTTCAGTGATTTTATTTTTATACATGGTGGGACCAAAAGGTCGCATCACCACACCATCAGTAATTTCTCTGGTCATTTAAATTCACACTGTACCATAATTTCAGTCAATGCTGCCAACATATTGATCTCTTGGTCAGCAACAAAAGCAGATTGATACTGATACTTTGCGATCACCAGAACTGCTTCAGGAATACTTTGTGGTTTTAGTGATTCATACATCACATCATACACGTTACGGAGAATTGTGTTTGTGTCATTATCCATGTTCTGGACAATCCACTTTCTCACATTGGGAAATTCTTTTCTGGCGAGGTAACCCACCAGGTCTTGAACATTGCTATTCGCAAATGTTGAAACAATACCCGTGTCAATAGAACCGTTCGCCGCATATCGTTGACACTCATTTAGAACTCTTCGCCAATCGGGCAAATGCTTCTGAATAACCGCCGCAACAACCTTCTTATCTGCCTCCACATTCTCGGCAGCAAGAATTTGATTGAGTCTCTTGAAGAACTCAGCAGCGATACTTTGCTTCTCTTTACCTGTGAGTGCGAAGTCCACGACACTACATCTGCTGTGTAGTGGTTCGATGATCTTGTTTTTGTAGTTACATGTAAAGATGAATCTACAGTTGTTATAAAACGCCTCAATGTTTGCCCGTAGTAGGAGTTGTACATCGTGGGTTGTGTTATCAGCCTCATCAATAATGATGACCTTGTGTTTAGCATCCGAGAAAAGTGATGAGGTCGAAGCAAATGACTTTGCTTGATTCCGTACAGTGTCCAGGAATCTACCTTCATCGGATCCATTGATGACATAAAAATCTGCTCCAATTTCTTTACACAGCGCCTTAGCGACAGTGGTCTTACCTATTCCAGGTGGACCAGAAAGAAGTAAATTAGGCAACTCCCCTTTATTTACAAAACCTTTCAGTGTATCCTTAATATGACTAGGAAGAATACACTCATCAATAGTTTTGGGACGATATTTTTCGACCCAAAGAAAATCATCACTCATCTAGTTTCCTCAAAGAAAAAGATCCATCATTATTAGGAGTCCACTCTAGCATGTCTCCCTCCTTCCAACCAGTTTTATCAATAAGTTCTTTGGGAAAGGTCAAAATTCCATCGTCATCAACTTGACAAAAGAAACTTTTATTTTGACTCATCAAGTTCATCAGTAATTTGGTATTCAACAACGTGTTTGATTGTACGCTTACCAGTATGATCTACGGTTTGCCATGTTGTCCACTTGGCATCAAGAAGTTTTTCCAAACTCTCAAACAAGTCGTTTGCTATTTCTTTATTGGTAGCAAAATTACTCATGACCAACGTTTAGTTTTAAGATACACAAGCATGTCATTACGAATATCCATGAGTTCATTAAAACACATTTGATTGTGAGCACACTGACGTAGTTTGGGGTCTGGTTTGAGAACTGACTCAATGAAGAGATCAAGTCCTCGATTCCATTTGTCCTGTTTAGATTCGTTATCAAACATTGTATTTGGAGTCTGGTTCCAGAGCGATAAAATACGTAAGGTTGAGAGCGTTGTTGACAAACCTTGCGAGGTTTTTTCGTGAGATTACAACTTCATAACTTCCTGGCACAAGTTTGATGTTTTCAATCTTAAAGTTAAAGCAGAAATCAGCCGATGTTTCTCCAACTACGATCTGGAAATCGTTGGAAGTATCATTCTTACGGTCAGAAACTACAAGTTTCACAACACCTGCTTCACCAACAACAGAAAGATCAGGTAGACCCAGGATGCCAGAAGACTTCATAATGCGTCGTAGTTGCTCATCCTGAACAACAAAACAAACATCTTCCGAAGGTAATTGCATTTCCTTTTCAGGAGGAGCAATGATTACACTAGGGTCGCTAAAGAAATACTTTGAGCGATTCATTTTTCCCTCACGAATCATGGCATGAGTATCCTCAGTAGATACGTCGATTTCGGGATCGCGATACAATGCGACAGTATTCAGGAACTGTGGAAGGTCGTAGATAGCAAAGTCCTTCGGAATATACTCCTCAATCTCTGCTTCTGCTAGCACATTCTGCATAGGAGAAATCGTGCGGATTTTACGTCCTTCCTTAAAGGAAAGAGACTGGTTAATAGAAGTAAAGTTCTGGAGGATCTTGTGGGTCTTATCGGACAGTTTCATTATTGAGGATAGGTAGAGGTCTTTTGGTGGAGACCAGAAAAATGGTATAGAAGCACACAGTAATGAATCGCTTTGAGGATATCTAGTTCAGATTTACCTCCTTTCTTACCAAAACGAGACAAGTACTTAATGGCATTTGATCGTGTGAATGCTTCAGCATCACCGATGCTTTCAATCAAATCGAGAGTTTGTGTCTTGGACTCTGGAGAAGTATAGTGAGAACGATATGTACCGGCAAGATACTCTTCTAGTTCTTTCAGTGTCACATCTTCTTGATACTTCCAAAACCCTGCGGGTCTTGACATGAGATATTAATGTGGTTGCTCTTATTATATCAGACACCAACTATACAGTCAACTGCTGCCTGCCAGTCAAGTGGATTATCGAAACGATAAGAAAAAGAAAACCTACGGCACTCAGTCCGAGCACAGTGCCATAATTCGTGCTCTTGTTCTGGACGGAATAGACCTACTCTCGCACTCCAACCGGGGGAGTCAGGCAGAGTTCTCAACTCATTATCCTTCCAACACCGAAAATAACCATCACCAGTCTGAGACCAGTTAAACAATATAATCCATCCTGGGGCACCATAGTTCGTGTGCCATCCTACGAATCCACTAGGAGGATAGTACCCAAGCACAGGATTGTCAAGTGCTTTAGGGAATTTGTCTAGAATAAACTTCTGCCTTACCTTAAAATCAAATTCCTCACGCGGGGTTTCAGGGCAGGCAGCGTTCCTCACAATCTGTACGGGAGGAATATCATGCCGTATTCCACGCTGAAGTATCATCTGAAGAAGTGGCACACTAGTTTCCCACACAGGATCTTTTACGATCTTATATGGGAACTCCCATTCCTTATCAGAGATACACTTTTTTTCTACTTGCTGAAGAAACTTAGCAAACTCCTCACCAATCTCAATATTATCAAACATAAAAAAAGGGGGTGTGCTCCCCCTAGTTATATTGATATACTGGCGTCATCATTCCACCATCTGGTGGTCCATCATCATCTTCGTTAGTTTCTATAAAGAGGAGCATAAAGAATAAAGGTGCCAAGAAAAAAATAATTGCTTGTGCCCATTCTATGCTCATGATTTTCCTGCTATTGCTCCAATAGGAATAAGCATTAGCAATGCTGCCAATACAAATCCCATCACCAAATGCCTGGGATAATTTGTCCGGTCAATGCATACGCTCCGATAGCAGCGATGACTCCAAGCATTGCTAGGCGACCATTGAGACTTTCTGCGTTTTCGTTCATGAACTTTCTCCTAGTGTAAGATAAAATTTAGTTTGATCTGATGGTGCGTTCTCATAGAATGAGATATCACCGTAAGTTTTGTGGTCTTTGTATCCAACCATACGACCTTTCGTATTTTGGATTGCTCCCATCATGGCAATGATTAGGAAGATTGCAGGTGGTCCAATGATAAGAGCACCACCAATTACATAATAAGTGAGAAGTTCAAGTAGGGTGGGTTCCATCAGTAGGTTTCTGAGAGTTGTTCCACAGTATAACCGAGAAGGCAGAAAAAAGCAACTGCCGTCACGGTGAAAATAACTTCAGTCATCAGAATCCGAAGACCCCAAAGAAAAATACGCTACCACTGAAAGCATAAGAGACAACAGCAGCAACAAATCCAACCATAGCAGTTCGTCCATTCAACTTCTCTGCGCTCTCGGCATATGACTCGTAACCGTAACGCTCTGCGTCCGTCTTAGAGACATACATTTGAGGCTCTCTGGCGAACAAATTTGTGCGTCCACCGTCTTCGGTTGTTACAGTCACGATACACTCCGTAATGTTTCTTCACATAGTATATAGGAAATCTAAAGTTTTGTCAAGTCATCAGTCGTCGTTTCTGCCATAACGGATACAGGTCTTTTGGTTTTCTGCTGATGCTTTACACCATTGCCTAACGTAAGAATCTGCATCCATAGTCATTGTGTAGTGAGCATGGTTATGAAGCATCCCAATCATAATCACCACCCCAATAGACATCACATTAAAGTGTGTAACAGGACTAGTGAGGATCCTTATAAGATAATTTCTCATAAAAAATGGGGATGCCGTCGCACCCCCAGTATAACATCTAGATGTTTATGTGTCTATATCAACGATCAGAAATTATACTTGACGCCAAGTTTACCACCGTATCCACGATCGACGTTGCTGTCGCCACTGCCCAGAAAGGACACTTCACCATATGCGCCGAGGTTCTCGGTCAAACCAAGACCCAAACCTGCCTTACCGGAAGGAACGGTGTCGCTCTCAGCACCATCAGGGGAGACTACGCTAGCGCCGCCCTGGACGTAGTATGATGCGTTATCGCCGAATACGCCTTCGTACCCTACGTGAAGATCTGTCGTGGTTGAATTGTAGTCAGAACCCGTCCAACCAGCATTGGCTTCTACGTTGACGTAGGGACCTGCAAAAGCAGCGCCAGCGGATACGAACAGAGCAGCGGAGGCTGCGAATACAGATTTGATCATTTAAAAATACCTTTTAGTTACTTGCGGAATGGTTACCCGCAGATGGATAGAGACATCGACTTGTCTCGTTGTTAAATATACAACTGGCACAGTGCCAATTGTCACAACTCGTAATAAAATGAGTTGGTTCAGTATTTATAATACTTCAGATTTTAACATTTGTCAAGGGGCTAGCAGATTACGTAACTGCGAGAACCCCTTGACCTTTTCGAATTCTAGCACACTTTCGAACTTATCGTGCAGTTCCGACTTGTGTGAGATAATAAAGATATTCGCATCCTTAACGACGAAGCGGATAATCTTTAAAAACTCGTCGGTACCAAAACCATCCAGTGACGAGTCAAATACCTCGTCCATGATAAGAAGATTTGTAGCGACACTGTTCTTCATCCTTGCGATCTCTCGCCATGTAAACAGAAGTGCAAGATCGATTCTCATCTTCTCGCCTTCAGAGAACGAAGGATAGGAAAAGTTTTCGTGTATGGGTGACTGGATTTTTTCATTGAACTCACCATCTAAGGTAAAGTTAATGAAAAAATCCATCAGTTGTAAGTATCTATTGACCTGCTGATTGATAAGAGGCAAATACTTTTTAATAATGCTCGACTTTACGCCGTCATCCTTAAGAAGCACACTAGCTTGGAGACTGTAATTGTAGTCTTCTTTCAGCGTTTCATGGTCTTGTAATATGCTCTTTAGTTGTCCCTTGTACTGACTTAACTTCTCATGTTCAGAATTTCTGTCCTCGATTCGATCGGTAAGAGTTTGAACTTCACGTTCCAATCTTGACCGTAATTTATTAGATTCAGATACCTGAACGTTTGTTTGAGAAACCTCATTCGAGAGTTTAGTAATCTCCCTTTGCAGTGCAGTGAACTTACGTTCTCTACTTTCCTCCGCCTTGATAGCATCCTCAAGTTCTTTGAGATTATCATCAAATTTGGCGACCGACTGCTGGAGCTGTACAGTTTTATTTACCCGAAACTCTTCCTCTATGGTTTGAGTACAGGTAGGGCATACCGAATTTTCATTAAAGAAACTTAGAGTATCACTTGTGTGAGATTTCTTTGACTGGATCTTTCCAAGGAATTTTCCCAGTTTTCTAAGCGTCTCTGAAGCATTGCCATAGTCTGCTGCTTCGTCCTCTTTGGTTTTAACACCTGTAAGGAGGGTTTCCACACGTTTCTGGTGCTTCGCAACTTCGGAATCGAGATCCAAAATTTGGTTCTGTTTATCTTGGATATCATTCTGACCTGATTCCTCCGTTGACTTGATGAAATTCTGCTGCATTACTATTTTATCACCAATGCCTTCTTTTTTCAAGTCCAGCGTCTTCAGGCGGTCCTTGGAGTCCTTTATCCGTGCCTTTAGGAGGTCAGACATAGAAGAGAACACAGAGATGTCTAGGAGGTCTTCTATGACCTCTCTACGGTGTGCAGCAGATAACTGCATAAAGGGGACGAAAGAAGCAGACCCAAGAATAACAATTTGGGTAAAGGACTTGTAATTGAGTTTGAGTATTTGTCCTTCCAGATACTTCTGTTGATCCTTAGCATCAGCGTCTTCATGAAGTTTATTTCCGTTACGTTTGATCGTAAAGATTGTTGGTTTGATACCACGCACAATTTTGTACTGTGTGCTGTTGACAGCAAACTCAATCTCAACTACACAGTCTTTCTCATTCTGTGCGTTGATGATCTGCCCCTTATTAATCTTACGAAAGGGTTTGTTAAACAACGAAAAACACAGAGCATCAAGCAACGTAGATTTACCAGCACCATTCTGACCGACGATGACAGTATTCTTTACGTTGTTTAACTTGATCTCTGTGAATTGATTGCCCGAAGACAAAAAGTTTTTATAACGAATAGTTTGGAACTCAATCATTCTCGGGTTCAATTAAATCAGCAGGAGCAGCAACAACTGCTCGACCATCTTCTAGACGAACTAAAAAAGTTTGACCGTCTCGTTCAATTTTTTCCATATAATCATCAAAATTAGCATGAAAAGTTTCGAAATCAACTTCAATCATCATCGTCATTATTATCAGGTGGTGGAACTACAATATCGTCTTTAGTGATAATAGTATACTTAATTCCTGCTTTTTCACAAGCTCCGATTGCGAGGGCATCACCAACCTCCACAACAGTCATGTCCATTGTACCACATGCTTCGAGTTGGATGGCATATCTCATGGCATCGTCTTCCTCCTCAAAGAGGAACACGACCTTATCACCTATAGAATCCTTAACGGCAAAGGCACCTTCATCCTCCATCCCTTCGACAGTAATAATAAACATTACATTACCTCACATGCTTGCCTGTACAGGTCCTTAACAAGACTCTTGATCTTTGCCTTGCTTAGATCAGTTTCCAACTCATCAACGAACTTGTCTAGCAGCGTCAGAGTGTCTTCTGTTTGCTCAGCAGCGTCTTCACCAAAGTCCATCTGAGAGGTCTTCTCAACGATCTTCAGATCATAAGGATTAGCAGCAGACAGGGCATCAACAAACCTGTCATAGTCTTTCTGACTAGACTTATTGACAACGATTAACTTGACAATTTTATCCTTGTACTCAGCAAACTTAAACAGTTGTCTAGGGGTGTCATCATATTTGATGACCCTAAACATCTGAAACGGATTGTTGATTGTTTCTAGTTCGTATGTTTCTGTATCGAAGATATGGAATCCTCGCAGATCACCCACGTCGTTCCAGAACATTTCGTAAGGGTTCCCAAGGTAGAAAATCCTACCGTCTGATGATCTGGTGTGATAATGACCAGAGAAGACCCGATCGAATTTTTGATATGGTTGGATGTCGTCTCCATCTTCCATTGTGTATCCATGGTGAGCATAGAACCCGTTGAGTTCTAGATGACCCATGGCAACCTTAGCGGTAGACTCACGAATCTTCCTATATGTATACTCGCAGTTGTCAGAGTTAATCCAAGGGATCATACAGATCTTACAACCGTCAATGTCTATGTCCTTACATTCAGTGAAAGTATTGACGTTATCGTACTCTCGTAGAAGCAGATCGATAGTATTGACTTCGTTAGTATTTTTGTAGAACGCGGTGTGATTACCGACCACGGAGTGAAGGGTAATGCCAAGATCTCGGAGACGGTCAAAATAATTTCTTTGCGCCCAGTCCAAAGAATATAGGTCAATACCTTTACGACTGTCAAAAGTATCTCCCATGTCGATGACAGTTGTGATACCACGTTCCTGCAACGTTGGAAAAAAGACTTCTTCGTAGAACTTCTGAAAGTATTCATGAAATAATTTAGAACCTTTCTTAAATCCAAAGTGCTGGTCCGTGATAATAGCAACTTTCATCTGTTAGTGCGGTATTGTACCGCGTCTTTGATTTGATTATACTCAGATGACTTATCAGATTCGTCTGCGACGAATACTTCGTCAAATCCAGATCTTTCGATAATCTTTTGTCTAATCTCTAGTTGCTTTTTCTCCTTCTGGATACGACGGAGGAAAGCATAGTGGATGATTTGGGTAAAGTAAGCAAAAGGATTGCTAGACTTCTCAGGATCAAAGTTATTAATATACTGGACACAGTTCTCAATTCCGTCACAAATCATGTCATCCTTGAACATGTAGTTGACGAAATTTGGTTTATAAGACAGGTGAGTAGCAATCTTTAGAAAACATTCACCTAGGTAATTTGTAATTCTAGGTTTAGGTTCTCCTGCTGCTTCAGCGTCTTTAATACCTTTTTTGTATACAATAATAGCAGCAAGAAACTCCTTATTGTTTACATAATGTTCTGATCTTTTACGGACCATGTAATATACTATTCTTTATACATTATAGCATAGCTTGACAAGATCGGCAAATGTATGTATGATGACTCTGTTCCCGTTAAAGGGGTGTGGCTTAGCTTTAAGACTCGTAGAGCTTCTCTAGAAGATTTCTTGCTTTATCTACTGTAGAAACATATCCCATCTCTTTAGTAAGATCAGGATGACCTACGTCAAACCCATGATTAACTACTTCTTTATAAGTGTTTACTATCTCTGGAGATGAGATTTGTGAGATTGTAATTACCTTAGACATAGGTAAGATATAAGTTTCATCATCAGTCATTTTCATCCAAGGTTCGAACTTATACCCCATGGGTATATTCGTGCCCATGGCACGAATCTCTTTACAAATAACAGGATTATCTATAACAATTGTTTCTGGTTTTTCTTTATCAGTGTTATCTACAACAACCATTGCTAAAATTTCTTCACCAGATACTAACTTGATGCTAGCATAGAACTCATCATACGGACTATCAGATTTTGATTGAGATGATGTCATAGTTAAACTTCTCTTCGTTGTAGTACTTAATTCTCTCTACAAGGTGGTTCAGGGTGTAGTTACTTCTAGACCCCTTCTTACAATCATCGGCGATGTCGTAAAGTGTTGCTTTTAATTTGTTCTCACTCTTTCGCAAGACTCTACCGATTGATTGTAGAGTTCGGATTCTTGACTTGCTAGGAGATGAAAAAATTACGTTGTGAAGATTTTTTATGTTAATACCGGTAGAGAACGTTCCAAATGACGCAATGATAATAGCGTCTTGTTCTTGCTCGGTAATTTCACGGACTGCTTCTCGTTCTTCAGTGTCAACACCACCGTGAACAAAAAATACCTTCCTACTGTCTGTATTTATGAGGTCATATAAACCCTCTCCATGTGCGGCAACCCGACTAAACAGAATGAGTGTATTACCTTTTAAGTCATGGGCAAGGTTCTTAATAAATCTATTCCTCTTCTCATGACCAATGATGAACTGTACTTCGTCCTCATAAGTCTCAAAAATTTGAGGATCATGCTTCATTAGCAGAACTTTGATATTCAGTTTAGCAAGATACCCTGCCTCCTGTAAGTCCTTGGTGTTGATGATTTTATAAGATGGTCCAAACAGACCTTCTAGCACCCACTTGTGAGTCTGTGTACCGTCAAGAGTTCCAGTAAATCCGTATCTATACTTCGCATCTGCGAGTTTAGACATGATGCTAATAAGAGATTTGGATTTAAATTGGTGTGCTTCGTCCCCGATAATGACATCGAACTGACCAAACCACTTACGATCCATCTTATAGATCGACTGCCAGGTACTAATGACAACATTTTTCTTGGCGATTCTCGTCTTGCCACCATAGATCTTATAGCAATTGTGCTGTGCGTTCCAACCATAATCCTCAAAGTCCTTGTACATCTGCTCCACCAGAGATGTGGTAGGGACAACAATCAAGACTTTCCTAGACTGCTCTACATGGTACCTACAAACGCCGTAGATCATCAAAGACTTGCCAGAACCCGTAGGACTGATTAGAAGGCGTCTGTTACGTCTCAGAGCGTCGTAAACACCTTCTACCTGATAATCCCTAGGTTTAAACGATGTAATGCGTTGTAGGTAGTCCTGGACCCCTTCCTGGGATACCATCTCATTCTCCTCATATGGGAGACCGTAGAACTTGTTACTCTCAAACTCAAACGTATATCCGTATCGCTGACAAAATACTTGCAGTTTATCAATTAAACCACAGTAGATTTCTTTTTTCTCAATATTAAACAGACGAATTTTTCCGTCCCAATACCTACTACGGTACTGAGGCATAAACTTCGCATTGGGAATATCAAACGTAAACTGATCTTGTAGTTCATGTTGA